CCACACGCACGCATGTACGCACGCATACGCGCACGCCCACACGCGCGTACACGCGCACGCGCACACATGGGGGTGGGAGAGCCCCACCCTGGTAAGACGTGGGGGCCGCACGGACAATGGTTCTGCTCGTGAATGATCTGCTGGGCTGTTTTTTGAATTAGCGTTTCATTGGTGGTGGGAATACTCTTGCAACGCTTGCTGCAACGCTTGTTGTGAGTAAAATGTCGTGTAGATGGATTGTCGGGGATTGGAGCGAAGCTCGGGTTCCTGACAAGGTGAGGCCCCGCAGTCGCGGGGTTTTCTTGTATTTGCGTGAGATATCCCAATTGGTAGAGGACGCCGGCTCAAACCCGGTGTGTTGTGGGTTCGATTCCCTCTCTCACGACTAGGCCACGCCTTTTTTGAAAACCGAACCGTCAAAACAGTTTTACGAGGATTTGTAAGGTCGAGTTCTCTGGGATTCCGTTTTGTATTGGTGTTGTTTTCTTGGACCGGGGGCGTGGCCCGTGGATGATTGGCAGAGTAGACGAATGCGGCGGCTTGCTAGGCCGTAAACCGTAAAAGGTTCGCAAGTGCAAATCTTGCATCATCCGCGAGATGGTCGGTGAGGCTGGTCAAGGCCCTGACTGTCGTGGGGGTTCGACTATCCCTATATGCCCGTAGCTCAATGGTAGAGTACCGGTCTCCAAAACCGGTGACGTGAGTTCGATTCTCACCGGGTATGCGATGCCGGTAGCTCAGCGGCTAGAGCGTATGGCTACGGTCATAGGGTCGGTGGTTCGAGTCCACTCCGGTACCACAACGCCTTCAAGAAGAGGCGATTACAGGCGGTGACGGCTTCTTGGGTCATCGCCGGATGTCGGCGGCGGCTTCATGCCATGCCGTGCGGCGATAACTGAACAGCGCTCCCTAGTGGGAGGCATGGCATTCTAGCTCATTGGAAGAGCGGCGCTCTCGTAAAGCGCAGGTTCGAGTTCGATTCTCGGGATTGCCTCTAGGAGCCGGTGCTCGTGGACCAACATCCCCTGTATTTGGATTAACCCCGTTGGAATGCTCGCTCGCCACGCTCCCACCGGCTCCGCCCCCTACGTGTAAGGAGTCATCGTGGCTTGGTCATCTTCCAACCGCGATGCACGGTTCAACCCCGGATGGGAGCGGACCCGCAAGCGGATATTAGAGCGGGACCACCATCGATGCCAGTGGATTGTGACCGACTGGCATACGGGGGCGAAGCATATTTGCGGCTATCCTGCCAATGAGGTCGATCATAAGGTTCGCGCGAAGAACGGTGAGCCTGATGATGATTCCCCGTCGAACCTGTGGGCGTTGTGCCATATCACCATAAGCAGAAAACCGCTCGTGAGAGTGGTGAGGCTCGGGTGGAAAAGCGTAGGAGCCGCGAGGAGGCCGAATGGTATTCGAGGCCGGCTTTTCGATAGAGCGTTGCGCTGTGTTCGGGTGTCTTAACCCGGTGTGCGCCAAAGGGTTGTGCAGGGAGCATTACAACCGGAACTACTATTCCGGCACTCCGTTGAGGAGACTGCGCACCCGCATGTGTCCGGTGTGCTTCAAATGGTTCGACCCTGAGCGTTCCTCTCGCTTGTTCTGTTCGGACAAGTGCCGTTTGAGGTATTTCCGTAAACGTCAACTGCATCCCGAGCTGCCGTCGCGTCCTGAAACCGTGTTGCATGAGCGGACGGTGGAACCGGCTGAACGGCCTCGGATGGTTGTCGAGTCTTTCACCCGTTCGCAGGTGATTGAGAAGTGTGCCGGCCGTTGCCAGAAGTGCGGCGGACTGGTCGATGTAGATAGTGCCGGCCTGACGGCGCGGCTTTTGAGTGGAAGGTTCCTTTGGAGAAGTCGCATTCAGCGACTTTGGAGAACCGCATTCTCGTTCACGACCGGTGCAGGGGCGAAAAGCCCGTGCGTCGGACAGCCCGGAATGGGCGGAAACGGAGCGTGAATCATGGCAGGAAACGGGCGTAGGGCGTCCAAGATAGCCGCGATGCCTTTGCTGAGCAGTCCCGAGGAGCCGGTTGGGCCGGAACTGCCTGATGTTCGCCCGGATACGGGCGATGAATGGTTGCCGGTCACTCGCCGCTGGTATGAGGATTTGCGTCGTAGCCCGTTGGCTCAGCGTATGGGCGTCGGCCCTGACTGGGATTTCGTGTTGGATACGGCGCTGCTCAAGGATGATTTCAAACGTTCCCGTAAGGGGCGTGCGATTCTGGCGGCTGAGATTCGCAGCGTGAGGCCATGATCGGCGTCACTCCGAAGGCGCGTAACGATTTGAAGTTCGACGCGCCTCAGGCGAATGATTTGAAGGCGTCCTCGTATTCGGGTTCCTCGAACGTCATCAGCATGGAGGAAGCACGTAGGCAGCGTCGGGCGGTGGCTGATGCATGACGTTATCCCTAATCTGACCGCCGAGGATAGGGAGCGTTCGCTTGGCTGGCTTGCCTTGTGGTGGATACAGTCGTTCTGCGTCGTGGGTTCGGAGCCCGCGTATGACATGCCCGTGTATGAGAGTCCTGAGTATGCGCGGTTCTACGTGGACTGTTACGCGCTCGACAAGTATGGGCAGCGTCGTTTCAACCATGTGTTCCTGAGTCGCCCCAAGGGTTGTGACAAGTCCGGCAAGGGTGGCCGTCTGGGTTTGTTCGAGGCTTTGGCCCATGCCGTTTCGCCGGTTGGGCGAAGGGCGGGGAAACCTACACGTTCCTCGGCCAGACTTACGAGTATCTGCCGGGCGAGCCTATGGGCCGTCCCGTGCAGGGCCCGAACGTGGTGTGCATCGCCACCGCCGAAGAACAGACGGATAACGTTTATCAGGTGATGAAGTACAACTGCGAGAACGGGCCTTTGAGCCAGTTGCGCGGTTATGGTCTTGATGTCGGTGAAACCCGTATCCTGCTGCCGGAGGGTGGTTCGATCAAGCCCGGTGCCACCGGTTCTTCCACGCATGACGGCGGCAAGCAGACGTTCATCATCGCCGACGAATCCCACTTGTACAACGTTCCCCGGTTGAAGGCCACGTATCATACGCTGAAACGTAATCTCTCGAAGCGTATGGGCGACGCCGAACCGTGGGTGTTGGAAACCACGACCATGTACCGTCCCGGCGAGAACAGTATCGCCGAGGAGACCTACAAGCACGCTCAGGATATTCGAGAGGGTCGCATCAAGGACCCGAAGCTGCTGTTCGACCACAGGTATTCGCCTTTGAACATCGAGGACCTGGGTGATGCGGGCAAACTGAAGCATGGCCTGTATGAGGCGTATGGTTCCGCCGCGAAGTCAAGGGACGGCAAGGACCATATCATTCTCGCTGACGGCAGCATCGTGCCGGTCAACGACGAGGGTGTGAGCGATGACGGGTATTCGCTTCGCTCCCCCGGCGTGGAGCCGGGCCCGTCGAAGGACGGCTGGGTTGATATTCGCGGCCCTATCGCGGATATCCTCGACCCGGCTTCCGATGTGGGCGATTCGATTCGCTACTACCTGAACAGTCTCACGAGCGTTTCCGACGCTTGGCTGTCCGAATCCCTGTTGAAAAGCCATCTCGCGGGCATCGCATTGTATGCGGGCGTTCCCGAGGGCACCGACTTGGACGAGGCAGCGCCTTGGAAGGACATTATTTCGGACGAGGACGAGATAACGCTTGGCTTCGACGGTTCGCTTTCCGATGATGCGACCGCCTTGGTCGGCTGCCGTGTCAGGGACGGCCTGTTGTTCCTTATCAAACTGGAACAGAAGCCCGAAGGCCCCGAGGCCGCTGACTGGCAGGTCGATGTGGAGGCGTTCGACCGCAAGGTTCGCTGGATGCTGGACAACTACAACGTTGTCGGCTTCTTCGCGGATGTCCACGGCTGGCGTGACCTCATTATCGGCTGGGAAACCGACTACTCGTATCTCGACCTTGTGGGCCAGCGCAACAACGGCGACCCGATCATGTTCCACACGAACAATTGGGAGTCGGACATGAAGCAGGCGTATGTGGACATGCATACCGCGTTCTGCCGTGAATGGACGGCGTGCGATGACGAGGACAATCCCGTCATCGGTGATGTCGCACTGTTGGCCGACCCGAGGCTTCTCGCGCATTTCAGAAACGCGCGAAGGAAGAACCTGCGCAGGACGAACGCCGATGGCTCCACTCAGTACCTCGTGTACAAGGAGACGCCGAACAGTCCGTTGAAGATAGACGCCTGCATCGCAGGCGTCCTCGCATATACGGCGCGTACCCGTTATCTGGAACAGGCCAGTTCCCGTGCGCCGAGGTGCGCACCCACGTTACCCGAGTGACTTATTAGAAGGACGGTGAGATATGGCCGTGCAGTTGGAGTCGTTGGTTCCCGATGATGTCGAACCGGGAGGCGACGGCGTGGTGCTTACCCGGTTGGCGAACCGGCTGGTGAACGTATCCCCATGCTGTGCCGGTTGAAAACGTTCTACGACGGCAAGGAGACCGTACCCACGAAGGCGGTCCCCCGCAACATGGATGTGACCAGTTCGGACATCTACCGCAGGTTCGTGGACATCTGCCGATGAACTTGGCGAGCACGATAGCGAACGCGGTCATCACCTCGGAGAAGCCCACCGGCTTCCGTCTGGTGTCGGACAAGGCGATACGTTCCACCGCCGCAGACGACATGTGGCAGAAGTCGGGCATGAACCTGAAATCGTTGAACATGCTGCGTGACGCATCGATTACGGTGCCGCCTATGCGCAGGCGTGGTCGACGCTAACCCGGCCTACATTTCGAGGCTCAGCCCTTGGGATACCGTCGTTTCCGACGATAAGAGCGCGGCCATCGTCTACTCGTATGACGCGGATGAAGGCACCGAGAACATCGCCTTGTACCGTCTGGTCCGTGACGATAAGGGCAATGTGACCGACGTGTATGGTCGTGTCGCCAGACGTGAGGTGGAGTCGCGGACGCTGCCGACCGACAGTCCCGACTATGAGGATGCCGTGTATGAGCTGGCGAACGATGATTCCAAGAAGAAACCGTCGTTGCCGCCTTGTTCGAGTGGGTGGGCGCGGCCAGTTCCGATGGTCTTGATTTCGCCCGTGACTGCGGTTGCCTGCCTATCGTCCAGTTGAAGACCGCGACCGGTCGAGGCCAGTTCGAGCCTCATCTTCCGGCGTTGAGCGCCATCGACCAGCAGCGTTTCCAACGTTTCTGCATTCAGGAGATGCAGGCGTTCAAACAGCGTTGGGTGTCCGGCGACCTTCCCGAGTATTACACGAAGCAGGACCCGGCCGTGAAGGCCAATCGTGCGCGTGCCGGCGAGAAGATCGATTACTCGTCCTTGTTCGAGCTTGGTCCCGCCGCCTTGTGGCTGATGCCGAAGGACGCGAAGATGGGTGAAAGCTCCGTGACGGACATCACGCCGATCGTCTCCGCCGCGAACACGGACATCAAACAGTTGGCCGGCGCGTCCGGCACCCCGTTGTCGATTCTCAGCCCTGATGTTTCCGGCAGCGCGGAGGGGGCGAAGCTCACCACCCGCATGTTGAGGCTCAAGGTGCAGGACATGAACGAGCGTGCCAATGATGCGTTCGTGCTGCTGCTTCGCATGGCGTTGGTCGCAAGCGGCCAGCAGTCCGCCGCCGACGAACGTTTCGAGACGATGTGGCAGCCGGTCGAAACTCCCACCGATTTGGAACAGGCGCAAGCCGCCAACTATGTGAAGGGACTGCTGCCGGTCAAGACCATCATGCGACGGTTCCTGAACATGAGCGAGATGGATATAGCCGAAGCCATGCAGGACTTGCAGGACACGGCTTTCGCCACCGCTCTGAGTCAGGAGAACACTTTGGTCGAAGGCAAGACCTCACAGCAGTCGGCTCCCATCTTGCAGGACACGTTGGATTCGACATCGACCATCCCTGACCTGAACGACGTTCTGGGCGACGAGATGTTGGACTCCACCAATGAGGTGACGTGATGGCCGACATGACACAGGCGCTGACCGTCATGGAACGGCAGCGTCAGGCGCTGGTCGACGCCTACGTGCAGCGTGCGTGGAACATGTGGAAGTCGCTCGACCCCGCCGACTGGTGGAACGACGCGATAACACAGGGCGTGTCCGCGTGGATAACACAGAACCAGATCGCGTTCATCAAAGCCATGCGTCATCTGGCGTCTCCTATGCGGACGTGATGCTCGGCATGGTGAACGTGCCTTCGGATGGTCAGATTCCCGAATACATCGTCACAAGGGACAACACCGACCCGTGGGCGGTGAGCGTGCGTCCTGCCGACGCCTATCGGAGCATGGCCGTAAGGGACCCGTCGATACGCCCGCTGGCATGGGACAATCTGGACGATTACGTGCAGAAGGCCGTCGATGATTGGCTTGACGCCGCCGTGAAACGGTTGACGGACAATGCGAACACCGATGGTCAGATAGCCATGAACAGTGCGGCCACGCAACGATTCCACGGTTCCGGCGTCAGAAAATACCGTAGGGTCATACACCCCGAGCTTTCCAAGACCGGCACGTGCGGCCTGTGCGCCGTCGCGGCCACGAACGTGTTTTCCACGGCCGACCTTCTGCCCATGCACAACAACTGCAAATGCACCGTCGCCCCGATCACCGCGAACAATGACCCCGGTCTGAAACTCAACCGGGAGGATTTGGACGCCATCTACAGGAAGGCTGGCAGCACGTCAGCCGCCGACCTGAAAAGCGTGCGCGTCATCATGGAATCGCATAGCGAGATCGGGCCGATTCTCACGCAGTCCCAGTGGCGGCGTGAATACGATGACGGCACTCCCGCGCCGGAATGGCATATTCCCGACCTGAAGATGACGCGCACCGCGTTGCAGCGCATGTATGCGAGGGCTATGGAGTTTCAACAGCATTATCAGAAAGTGCTGGATACGGGCGAGGAAGACGATTTTCCATTTGAGGGTCGAAAGTACAGCTTCCGGCCTCGGTGCATTTAAGACAAGCCATGTCCTATCAGAGGGCATGGCTCCAATACCTGCGGTCGACCCTCGTTTGGCCGCGTGAATGAAAGGGGCGGGCGGATGCCTACCAAGGAAGAACAGAACACTGCCGAAACCGAAACGGTTCAGCAGTCTCAGCCTGAAACGGGCGCGGCAGAAACGACCGCCGACATTCAGGAAAACAATGAAAACGTCAAGCCGGAGGAAAACCCCGGTGACAACGAGCTCGCCAAGTGGAAGGCGATGAGCCGTAAGAACGAGAAGCAGGCCGAAGCGAACCTCAAGCAGGTGCAGCAGGTTCAGGCCGAGCTTGCCCAGGTGCGTGCCGACAACGCGCGTCTGATTGCGAAGAGCACGTATCCGCAGGTCACTGACAAGGTGTTTGAAGCCCTGTACAAGGGTGATGGCACGCCGGAGGATATCGCGGACTTCGCCAAGTCCTATGCGGAGCTCAACCCCATCCAACCGGTTCGCCGTTGGGCGTTCAGCCGAACGGCCGCGTTCAGGTGCCGGAAGCCGAGGCTCTTCGCAGCGTGGGCCGAAAGGCCGAGAACCCCGAAGGCGAGTTCAATCCGAAACCAAAGCGCGGCGACGCCTACAAGCGTGCGATGGACCGTCAGAACGCCCGCCGCCGCAACCATAACAAGCAAACCAAATGAAAGGAGCCATACTCATGGCGCTTCCTATTGAATGGTGCATGGTACCGGCCTGACCACCGTTGAGGAAAACAACGAGTGGCGTTTTGGCGAACAGTCGGGCGGCGTGGTCTCCGTGACCATCGTCCCCGAACTGTTCAACGTCGATGACGAGACTCTGCGCAACAAGTACCTGACCGGGGTCAGCCCGACAGCCACGACCATCTACATCCGTTCCGGTATTCCGCTCGCCAAGATCACGAGCGGCACCAACAAGGGCGCTTACGGCCCGTATGACCCGCAGGCTACCGATGGCCGTCAGACCGCCATCGCCGGCCTGTTGGAGTCCGCCGTCGCCGTGAACGTCACCTATTCCGGCTGGCAGGTCGATGACACCTATGTGGGCCTTCGCTACCGTGGCGACATTATCAAGAGCAAGCTGCCGGTCGTTCCCGCCGACGAGGCCAAGTGGGGCGGCTGCTTCTACGATGTCGAGGATGATGCTGTCACCGCATTGTCCGGTTCAGCTGGCGCTGCCGGTTCCGCTGGTGTGGGCGTGAAGTCCATCACCTTGACCAAGAACACCTCTGGTGCCATCACCGGTGGCACTTGGGTCGGCACCGACAACAAGTCGAACACCATCACCATCGCCTGACACCCCGTCTAAACCGATTCTTTGAAACCCGCCCCTCGTGGCGGGTTTTCTCATATCTGAAAGGAAATATCCAATGGCATTGGACAAGGAAATCTTCCCGCCGAGCGAAGCCACCGAGGTTGCGCAGGCGGGCTTCGATTACGTGAACGGCATTCTCCCGTTCTCCACCATGTTCCCCATCCAGTCCAATGACGGCGAATGGACTGTCTCTTGGACGCCGAATCTGCCGACGCTCTCCACGAACGCCATGCAGCGTCGTGCGCTGGACGCCGAGATCGGCCACACTTCGATGGTCGAACAGTCCGCCGAACAGCATACGGGCCTTCTGCCCCTGTCCGGCATGGACCACATCACCGAACGTGATATGGCCAAGCACGCGAACGACAAGCAGTTCATCCACGACAAGGCCGAAGCCAAGACCACGCATCTGGCCAGACCGCCGCCGTGACCCTTGAACTTGAGTCCATCTCCGCGATGATGGATGGCAAGATCACCATCAACGAGAACGGCGCGAACGTTGTCTACTCGTTCGGCCGTCCGGCCAAGCAGCATAATCAGACTCCGACCACTCTCTGGTCCCAGGCTACTTCCGACCCGATCGCGGACGTTCAGGGTTGGATTGAGGTCATGCGCAAGAACAAGGGCCGTACACCGCACGCCGCGTTCACCACGTCGAAGGTCATCGACGCATTGCGCGTCAACGAACAGTTCCGTCAGGAAGTGTCCGGCATGGACTTGGCTCATTCCAAGCCACGACTGTCCCGCGACCAGGTGCTGGGCGTTCTCGCCAGCCAGCTTCAGCTGAACGACGTGCGTATGCTCGACCTCGAATACGAGAACCTTGAACTGGACGGCGGCTTCAAGATGGACGTGGACACCACCACGCTCATCCCCGATGCCACGTTCGTCATGCTTCCCTCGTTCAACGACCCGACCCTTGGCTTCACCGCTTCCGGCCCGACCGCCGAAGCCCAAAACTCCGAGTATGAGATCAGCAAGAGCGTCAACGACGGTCTTGTCGCCGCCATGCTCTCCCATCAGGCTCCGGCCAACTACGACCTGTGGGTGAACGGCACCGCGTTGCCGGTGTTGCAGGACGCCGTATCGACCTTCAAGGCGAATGTTCTGTAGCCTGTAGGAGGTTCCCGTGTCCAGCAGCATCGCGTCCGGTATCGACTGGAAGAAGTACATGCAGTTGGAGTTGGTCGATGACAAGCGTCTCGCCGACCGGTATTCGAACGAGTGGATCACCCACAAGTGCCGTATCGCGGCGAACATGGCGCTGTCATGCAGCCCGGACGTGGAGCCGCGCCTGAACAACGGCTATCTGGATGAGGAGACGTTCGCCTATGTCATCTGCCAGATGGTCATTCGCGTGATGCGCTGGACCGATCTGAAGTCGGAGACGAACGGCTCCTACACGTATGAGAATCGCAGTCCGCAGGACAATCCGCCATCCTATGACGCTTCCCCGAACCTGTACGTGAGCAAAAGCGAAAAGCAGATGCTTCTCGGCCACGAGGAGGGGAACGGGCCGATAGGAACGGTGTTCGTCGGCGTCAACAGAATCTGGGGGCTTTGATGGAGAGCGAAACGCTTGACACAGGGCATCTCTTCGATGATGTCGATGCGACGAGATAGGCGGCGGCCATCTGTTCGACGGGCACGATGAAGTCAGTAAGCAGGTTCCTGACGATCTGCTTCATCGTGAGTGATCGTCTATGAGGGCATGGCCCCGTGGGTGACGTGTCATGGGAGCACGACCGTTCCGAAGTATTTGGATGCGGATGGTAGGTTCTTGACCCAGCCACGGTTTCCGATGTGGTTCGTGCGAGTGGTTTCGTGCCGTCCATCACCAGTGGCGGCGTCCTGTACACGGCTGATGTCCACAAGGTTTACTGTTGCGTGGTCGGACGCACCCAGAAGAACAGTGTCATGAGTGAGAACTGGGCGCAGGATACGACTCCGCAGAAGTTCGGCGGCAATCGCGAGATGAATCAGGTGAAGGTTCTCGCGCCGGAATGGCATGGTGACTTCTACTCACGGTTCTGGCTCGACGGCTCATGCTATGAGGTTGACGGTTCGCCGGTCTTTCTTCCTCATTCGTCCGATACGGCTAGGCATTACGAGTTTCCGGCTCGCCGCGTGTATGCGGCCGAGTTGCTCATAACAAGGTGAGTCCGCCTGTTCCACCGAAGGGGGCTGAAACATGGGGTATGTGAGGCTTCGTCCTGATTTGAATGCGAGGGTCGCGGAAACGTTCGGCGGTAAGGCCACCCGCCCCCACGCTTTGAAGGTTCAGGCCCGTGCGAAGGCGTTGGCCGACATGCGGGCGAAGCATTCGAGCGTCGCTGACCGTATCAACATCGACGTTCACGCTCACGGCTTGCATACGAGCGTGGTCATGAGCGTGACCGGGCGTGACGGCTCGCAGATCGCATCCTATTTGGAGTATGGGTATTTCAATCTGCGTGCGCAACGTCATATGCCGGGCATGTATGTGATGAGCGAGGCCAAGTATGGCTGATCTGAGCGTGCGTGCCCCGTTGGATGCCGAGGGGCTGGTCGATGCGCTGTTCAAGCGTGTCGACTTCCGTAAGGCCGGTTTTGATAACGTCGTGGTGTTGCCGCGTGCCATCGCGGATACGGATTCGTATGCGTTGGACCATGACGTGGTGATCTGGCATTGCGGCGCTCCGGTCCAGCCGGATTGGAATGTGAAGGCGTGGGTTTGGCGGTTCGCGTTGTCGCTGACCGTGGTGAACCGTGATCCTGACATCAGTTCCAGCCTGTGTTCGTTCCTGCACGAGACGATTTCACGTTGGCCTTATGGCGAGCTACCGAGTTTGGCCGTGTGGGTGCGATTCCTGACAATCCCGCGTTTGAGCAGGTCGCCATTGGTGACGTGGTGACTACGAAGACCGCTGTCGTGCGTTCCTGCACGAAGCTGGTGCAGGCGGGTTCCGTCCGCTGATTTTCCCAATAATTCAAAGATTCTGATTTTAAAGCCCTGTCCGCTTGCGGATGGGGCTTTCTTGTTAAGGAGGGCCATTCATATGGCTATCAATGATAAATCCGTGTTTACCAGTGTTCGCGGTGCAGCGTTTCTTGCCAATGCCAATATTGCTTTGCCGAGTCTGAAACTGTTTGGTTTGGAGGTGGCGACCGTTGGCGCGACCACCCAGAAGTATACGAACATGGGTCATTTGAGCGCGTCCGACCTGCCGTCTTTCGAGACGAGCGGCGGCGACGCGACAACCAAGGATACTTGGAACAAGAGCAAGTTCCGCACCACTTACGATTCCGTCACCGGCAAGGTCACGATTTCCAGCATCCAAGGCGACAAGGAAATGTTCAAACTGATGTTCGACGCTGCCGAAATCACCGGTGGCGGCACCGCAGTCGCCTTGGATAAGGTCGAGCAGCCGAAGGCGCTGTTCATCTACGTCGAGGACACGAACACCGGTGAGAAGTTCGGCATTTGGATTCCGAACCTAAGCCTCGCCTATAGTGAGCTTCCGTCCTTGGCTCAGGATGATTTCAACACGTTCAAGCTGGAAGGCAACATCATGACTTCCACTGTTCTTCCGAGGACCAAGAGCGGCAAGGCTTCCAGCATCGCTTTCTATGATCCTGACGATTTCGACCATGCTGCTGCGTGAGTCTGAGGGTTTTTGATTCTTCCCCTGACGGGTGTTCTTCTCCTGTCTGTCGCCCATCAGGGGATTTTCTTTTTTACCGCAGACGGGTGTTGGCTTTTTCACAGATTGGAGTTTTGTATGGCTGAAACGATGTTGAAGAGAATGTTTTTCCGACTGATTGGGATGGTCTGGCCGGTTACGATGATGTGATGGCCGGATTGCCGGAAATGGTGCAGGCGGAATCTTTCTCGCCGTCTCAGACCGCGTTGTTCGCCGTGGTCGAACGTCGTTTGAACGAGCGTCTGCTTGTCATGCGTGACGGTGGCGTGTTTGGCGGCAAGGCGAAGAAAACCGTGTCGGATGATGCGGTTGCCGTTGCCATGGCCGAATACGTGGAGATCGCTGACCCTTTCTACAAGGGGCTTGCCGTTGATGCTGACGCTTACGCGGAGTGGACGAAGGGTCGTGGCCTGTTTGACCTGTTGAACATGTTCGCAGCACTCACACGCTTCTATGTGGAGCGTTTGGGAAAATCAAGCGCCTCGAAAAAGCAGTCTCGGACTGTCGAGTAGGGGTTGTCTCCGATTTTCGTCGTTTCTACCGGCTGAATCTTCCGGCTGACGTTCATGCGTATGATCCGAATTTTCTTTGCGACTTGTTGGATGGTTTGGAGGCCATTCCCGATTCGCAGTGGCGTGCGTGGCTGTTGGAGCATGATGGTGCCGGTGGCGGTTCCGGCAGTTCCGAACGATTGCAGTTGGAGTGGCTTGGTTTCGGCCAGTCCGAAATGCTGTTGCTGCAATTGCAGAACACGTTGGATTCGTTGCGTTCGCTGGCTGTTTCTCATTGGAGTGGGAAGAAGGTTGGCTTTGAGCCGATTCTTCGCCCGGTGTTGATGCCGTGTCTCGTGATGTCAATCGTGTGGATGGTTCGCATGTGACGAGTCTGGCTGACTATATGGCTCGGGTTCGTAGTTGCTTCGGCGGCTGATTCTGCCGGTTTTTTGTTTTTGCCCATGTTTCCGAGGGGTTTTTCCTCTTTCTTCCCCTTGGATTCGTGGGTGTTTCTTTTAGGAGTGTGTGCGTATGGAGCGTCCTGCTTTTTCCGCTGGCGAGGTTGGCATTGATGTCGTTCCTCTTACCGACCGGTTTTTCGCCGAACTCAAGGCGAAGCTGCATGATCTTCGTGATCTGACGGTTCCGGTTGAGTTCGACCCGGATGACATGGCCGCTTCGCGCACGTATGAGAAGTGGAATGGGCGTGACGCTCATGTCAATGTCTCGTATGACGTTGACATGTCCGGCTTGCGTGAACTGTCGAAGCAGGATGAACTGCTGCGCAAACGGTATGAGAAGCCCGTCAAACCGGTTTTCGACGGCAGTGGTGTCGTCAAGGGTCTGGATATGGCGATCGGCCGTGTCGAACAGTTGCGTAAGGTTCAGAAGAACGTCGGCGACGTGTTCACTGAGAATCTTGGCGTGTTCGGGAAGACGGAGACGAGCCGGTTGAAGGAGCAGATGCTTCTTCTTGACCGGTCCGAAGAGAGGACGCGCAGGATTCGCGCCGACCGTGACGAACTTGTTTCGATGCGTGGCGACGAATGGAACCAGCTGAACAGGCAGATTCTTGGCAACATGAGCACGTTGGACGCTTTGCAGAAGCGTTACGACGAGTTGGGTTCCGAGATTTCCAAGGTTGCTTTGTACCGTGATTCGCTTCGTGGCGGTGGACGCCGCGATGAGGCGAAGGCGCAGACCGTCAGACTTCGTGAGCTTCGAACCGAATACCGTGCGACCGCACGCAACATGCGCGAGGTCACGAACGAGACGAACAGGCTTGCCAGACAGCAGGACAGGTTGAAGTCCGATAGTGTGGCGAAGTGGATTCACGATTTGGACAAGCAGCTTGTCGAATTGGATTCGCATACGAAGTCCGTGCGTGACACGTTCGATAGCGTGGCCCGTAGCGGTTTCGTCAAATCCTCCGACATGGGCAAGACGAACGTTCTTTCCGGCGTGAGCTTTTTCGGCAAGGACTTGAACCGTCAGCTCAATGCTGAACGTGCCGCGCGCAGGGAGCAGGAGCGGCTGAACGATTCGTGGCGTGATGGTGCCGAATGGCAGGGAACCTGTTTGGAGGGCGCAGCACGGTATGCGCGGAACCTGAAGACCGCCTCCAACGTGATGAACACGTACGGCAAGGACGTGAAAGAGGCGAACCGTCTGCTTGACGAGCAGGAACAACGGCTGACCGGCTTGCAGAATGCCTTACGCGGCGTGAACAAGTACGGCAGGTATTCGGAAGTCAACAAGCAGTTGAACGACCAGCTCGCCGCCGTCAACAGGCTCCGCAAGCAGATCGAATCCAATCCGATCAAGACGAGACTCGTGTTGGATGATAGTCGGTTCAACCGCAAGTATGCGAACATCACACATCAGGTAGGCGAGTTGACGAAGAAGCTCGAACGTGAGAACGAGCTTAGGATTCGTGTTGATTTCTGGACCGACACGGCTGATGCGCTTGAAGAGCGTCTGCGTAGGCTTCAGCAGGGGCGTATCCGTATTCCTGCGGATATCGTCGTTGACAATGAGAATCTGATTGAGCGTGCCCGGCAGGTCGCCGAAGAGGTGAGACGCAACCCGGATCGCAAGGTCGAGCTTGAGGCCGATCTTGATCTGGATATGAAGCGTGCCGAGGAGCGTATCAAGGATTTCCAGAAGGCCAATGACACGTTCAACATGGACGTGGACTTGGAGACTGCCGCCGCACGCGCCCATCTCGCTTACTTCACGAGACCGCGCACGGTTGATATTTTCGCGGAGTTCAAGGGCACTGATCTCGGCAAGATCATGAGCGGCATGACCGCTGGCGCTACTGGTGTCCGTGGCGTGCAGAACGAGTGGCAGAAGCTCGTTAACGTGTTCGACAAATTCGATGAGGTCGTGCCGAAGTGGAGTCTGCTGGGCGCGGTGTTCGCGTCTGCTGGCGCTGGTGCGTTGAACCTGTCCCGCACGGCTGGCAGTGCCGGCGCTTCTCTGGTGATGATGAGCAAGGCGGCTCTGGCCGCTCCGGGCGCACTGTTGGGTGTGACCGCTGCTTTCGGCGCTGGATATTCCGCCGTGAAGAATTACGCGGATTATATCGACGTGTCCACTACGAAGTTGGGCGGCTTGCAGAAGAAACTGTCGGATTCGTTCTGGACGGAAGCCAAGCAGCCGGTCATCGACATGATGGACGCTTTGGGCGGCAACGGGTTCGTTGACGGTATGGAGAAGGTTTCCTCCGCCGAAGGCAAGATAGCCGCGAACGCCGCGAAGATAGTCGCCCAAGGCGAATACGTGTCCCGTATCAATTCGATTCTCGGCAATGCGGTCAAGGGCGTGAACGCGCTTGACCCTGGCGTCCAGGCTGTCACCGCTTCCGTTGTGAGGCTTGGCGACAGCACCAGCTCGTATCTGCCGCGCATGGCCAACTATGTGAGCCGCAACGCCACGCTGATGGCGCAGTGGGTCGATGAGGCGGAGCGTACCGGCAAGGTCACTCAGCCATGGAGAAGGCCATCGAGCAGGGTGGCTATCTCATGTCCAGCGTCAAGTCCCTCGGTGGTATCCTCAAGGGCACGTTCGGCACGTTGGCCGAGGGCGAGAACGGTATCGAGAAGTTCTCCGACGCTCTGAGCCGTGCTGACAGGGCCGTGAACGGCGTGAAGTTCCAAGCCACGTTGGCCGCGTGGGCTGACGGGGCGAAGACCGCTTCGGGCAAGTTCCATGATTCGTTCCGTGAGATTGGCGACGCGGCTTATGAGCTGCGGGACACGACGAAGCAGGCGTTCATTGACGCAGGCTCCATGGTGTCCACCGGCATTGGTTCCATCAGCAGTCTTGTCGGCAAGTCGAAGCATGGCATCGCTGACTTCAGCAATGGCGTGTCAGATGGATTCCAGAAGATGTTCCGTGCCGTTGATTCCGCCTCTCCGATGTTCGACAGTCTGCTGTCGATGGTCGGCGAATTGTCCGACACGTTCGGTGGAACGTTAGGGAACACGTTGAAGTCGTCGGCTCCGACGATCAAGGTGTTGGCCGATGGCGCTTCCGCCATGGCCCAGGCGTTCGGCAAGCTGCCTGCGCCCGTTCAGGCGATGGTCGGCATGTATGCGACGTTCGGCAAGGCCGGCATCAGCGCTTACAATTCGTTGAAGCGTGGCATGTTGCAGAACATCGAATCCACGTTGCAGTATCGGAAGACTTTGAGCCAGTTGGGCATCACCTCGCAGGAGACTGCGATCAGTATGAGCGAGCTGGTTCGGGCTATGGCTCGTTTGAAGTCCGGTCAGACTGCTGGCGTGCTGACCGGTGAGGTTTCCGAAATTCGCCGGATGGGTGTCGCTGCCGACGAGACCACTGCGAAGCTGAATCGCATGAATCGTGCGCAGGCTGGCGGTTCCGCCGTCGCTGGTGTTGCCGCTGGCGCTGGTTCCACGGGCTTGGTTCATGGTATCGGCGAGGCGGCTGAGGGAGCCACCCGCAAGACTGGTTTGCTGAAGACTGCCTTGAGTGGCGTGGTCGATTTCCTTGGCGGGCCTGTCGGCATCGCCATCGGCGGCGCGACCACGGCATTGAGTCTGGCGGGCAGTGCGATCAGCTCGTACAATGATGCCGTCGCGCACACGCAGACGGTGAACCAGACCGTCGCCGACTCGTTCAAGAACGTTCAAAGCGGTGCGGAGAACGCCTCCACGGCTGTTTCCAAAGCAAGAAGACCGTTTCTAAGAATTGGACCGACAAGGATTACGGTTGGAAGCTCCCTGGTGGCAACGCCATCGAGAAGGGGCTTAGCAGTATTCAGAAGTCGATAAGCCCGTTCAAGAACGCCTCCGATGCAGCCGATACTCTTGGCATCAGCGTCAAACAATTGAATTCCGCCGCGACCGGAACGAACGACGCCTATGACAAGATGCATAAGAAGCTTGAGGACATCAAGAACGACCAGCAGTGGTCATGGGCGCGAATGGTCAGATGGTGAACGTCAACGAGCAGCAGACCGAGGCCGCCGAACGGCTGCTTGGCGTGCTTGAAGACTCCCATACCGAATGGGTGAAGGGCATGAAGGTGGCGTCTGATTGGGTCGCAGCGCCGATAGCGTCGCCGACGTTCGGCGTTGGCCGCCGACAAGCTCAACCTGCTGTCCGAATCCCTCGCAGCCAACAACTACGAACTGGACGGCAACAGCAAAAACGCCCAGGCCAACCGCAAGATGATGGCCGATTACGCGAACAGCGCTTTACTGGCCGCGAAGAACATCATCTACGCGGGCAATGGCAGCGCCGAAGCGAACCAGAAAGCCAAGAACGCCGTCTATTCCGCACGTCAGGAAATCATTCAGATGGCCGAACAGTGCGGCATGTCAGCCGAGGCCGCTGCTGGGCTTGCCGACCAGATGGGTCTTATTCCCGATAACGTGTCCACGAAGTTCGATCTGACGAATATGGATTCGGTGAAGGCTCAGGTTCAGGATTATATCGACCAGCTTGAGTTGACCAAAGGTCAGAAGGAAATCATTCTTGATCTCGTCCAGAAGGGTGATATAACGAGTTTCGACCAGTTGGTCGGTGCCGTGAAGGCGCTTATGGGTGGTGCGAGCGAGAAGGATTTGGTCATTCTTCTTGACGCTCAGGATAACGCTTCGGATAAGATCAAGGATGCTACGGCTTTAGCTAAGGGTTTTGGCCTGACGAAGCTGAGATCGATATTCTCGCCAAGGATGAGGCTGGCCCGAAGTTGGATGCCGTCAAGCAGAAGCTTCGTGACAGCGGGCTGACCGACGCTCAGATTCAGATTCTCATCGACGCTTTGGACAAAGCCAGCGACAAGATGGACAAGACCAATTCCAAGAAGAATCAGACCGCCAAAGGCGTGAGTTTCAGAATCGACGCCACTGATGATGACGCCAGCGTGAAATTGGCGAAATATCAGGGGCTTAACGGTTCCACGCTTGCGACCGCGCACACGTTTGTGATTGGCGATGATTCGAGCGCCCGGAACGCTTTCGACAATACGAGAGCGTATGACGGTGTGACGTTGGCTCAGCCGTGGGGTCGCGTGTTGGGCGACAACAGTGTGGCACGTGCCGCGTTCGCTGCCATTCAGGCGTTCAACGGTGTGACCATAGCAAGCCCGTGGGGTCGTGTGCTGGGCGACAACAGTGGTGCGCATACGGCGTTCATGGAAACGAACGCATATGATGGTACGACGATTTCCCGCCCGTGGGGTCGTGTGCTGGGCGATGCTTCCGATGCCCAAAGCGTGTTCAGCTACATCAGCTCGTTGAATGGCTCCGTTATTGCCACCCGTTACGTGAATATCGTCACCCAAAATATCGACGGTGGTCGCACGAAAGTGGCTACCGGTGGCCGTATCAGCGGGCCGGGTACCGGCACGTCTGATTCCATCCCGGCGTGGCTGTCGAACGGCGAGCATGTTATTCGTGCCGCTGCGGCGAGCAAGCTTGACCGTACTGTCGGCCCGAATTTCCTGAACGTGTTGAATGCGACCGGCGATCTGGACAGGGCGGTGTCTCAGGCTCGCACGTCGTATGCGCGTTCCGCGCGTGACATGAGCCGTAACGCCTACGCTTCCGGCGGCAGGGTCCAGAGAATGTTGGATTCGGCCACGTCCGTCACGGTCAACATTCCTTCACGGGATGATCGCGAACTGGTGTCCGCCGTGAACGATCTGCGTCGTGAGGTTGCGGGCTTCCGTGACGGTATCGGCGGTGAGATCAGCCGTAACAGCAGTCCTTGGCCTAGCAAGCGTGATTTCGTCCGTGATGTATTGGAGGCCAGTCGTGGCAGGTGAGCTTGCGTATGTGAGTGGTTTGACCGGTGAACGGTTCGACGTGTCGGATTATGCGACGGTTGATTTCGAGGGCGCGTTGGAGTTGCGTGGCCGTGAATGGGATTATACGGTGCGTAACGGCGGGTTGACTGGTGTTTCGAGGAAACGTCGGGAGATTTCCGTTGACGTGCATTATGGTGATGCGGCTGCGTTCGACTCGTTCATGCGGACGGTTGACGCTGATCTGGCTGTTGGCAAGCCGGGACGGTTGGAGGCTGTGAATGGTGCGGGGAGGTTTGGACGCAATCGTGTTATGCGGTGAAGTCCGAAGCCTCCTCGCATCCGGATTCGTCCGACCCGGTGTGTGCGCTTTCGTTCGTCTTGTTGGATGGTGTGTGGTGTCATGATGCCGTTACCGTGTCGTATCATCTGTGTCCGAGTCTGCTGTGTCTGGCTTGGATTTGCCGACTGACATGGGTTATGATCTGGCTGTTTCGCGTCAGTCATGCATGGTGTCTAATCGTATGCGTGTTCCGATGCCGTTTCGTCTGGTCATATATGGGGCTGTGTCGAATCCGTCGTTGACGATTGGCGGGAACGTGTACCGGTTGAATGGTGATGTTCCGGCTGGCGCTTACGTGGTGGTTGACTCGTTGAGGAAGTCGATCATGCTGCATGATGCGGATGGTTCTTTGCGGAACGTGTTTTCGTGGGGTGTGCGAGGTTCCGGTTTGAATTGTGGACAGTATGTTTTCCAACCTGTTCCGGCTGGTTCGAGCGTGGTTGAGTTGGGTTCCGGTTTCGGTTTTGATCTGACGGTTGTCGAGGAGAATGGGGACCCGACTTGGTTGATCTGATTTGCGCTGACGAGAATGGCGTGCCGTTCCATGCGGTTTCGGATTGCGTGTTTGATTGCGCGTGGGGGTCTGGTGAGAATGATTTCGAGCTGACGTTGTATGACGGTACGGTGCTGCCTGACCGTGGTCTTGTCTATGTGGATGGGACCGAGGCTGGCGGCATCGTCGATCATATGAAGGATGAACTGTCGGACGGTGTGAGTGTCGTAACGTATTCCGGTCGGAGTTGGCATGGCATGTTGGCCGGTAAGGTGTTGCAGCCGGATTCGGGGCAGGATTATCTGAAGGTGTCCGGCCCTGTGAATCAGGTGTTGTCGAACCTGTTGGCCCGTATTGGCTTGGCTGACGTGTTCAAGGTTCGCGCGGATTCCACGAAAACGATTCCAACGTTCCGGTTCGACCGGTATTGCACTGCGTATGATGGCATCCGCAGGATGTTGGCCGCGAATGATCTGAAACTCATGTTTCAGGAGGTTGACGGCACTGTATGGATGTATGCCAAGCCGATTGTTGACCATAATGATACGGTTGATTCCGATCTGGTTGATTTTTCCATCACGAAGGATTACCGGCGTACCAACCATATGATCGGCTTGGGCAAGGGTGATTTGAGGAATCGTCTGGTCGTCCACTATTATGCGGATGGTTCCGGCAAGGTGTCCAATACGCGCACGTTCGGTGGTCGTGACGAAATCGCCGCAGTCTATGATTATTCGTCCGCCGAGAAGGACGAGTTGGACAAGCAGACGAAGAAGCAGTTGCAGGATTTGCAGGGCGCTGGCGCTGTCGATGTGACTGTGCATGACGGCTTGTCGCTTGATGTGGGCGATAGGGTTGCGGGCTGCGATCATGTCACTGGTCTGACGGTTACCGCCATCGTGTTGAAGAAGATCGTGAAACTGTCCGGCGGCTTGCTGTCCGTATCGTATGAGGTTGGCGACGCGGCTTCCTCGAAGACGGAATACTCGAATTACACGAGTTCCTCTTCGTCTTCGGGTTCGACTGGTGGTGGCGTGTCTTTGACGGCTGGCCGTGGCCTGTCGATTTCAGGCGGCACGATCAACGCGGAGGTCGCTTCCGAGGATTTGGATGCCGTCAGGCAGGTCGCCGATGCGGCGAACAGGACGGCTTCCGGTTTCGCGGCGCAGATCGGCAAGGCGAATCAGACCGCCGAGGACGCGAAGAACGTAGCCGATGCGGCCAAGAGCGTGGCCGACAGTGCGAAGTCAGGCATGATGACCGATGACGAGCGGTCGAAGCTCGCTTCGGTCGAACGGGGCGCGAACGCCTACACGCTGCCGAAGGCGTCCACGGACGTGTTGGGTGGCGTGAGGGTGGACGGTTCCTCGATCGTGAGCGTGGATGGTGTCATCAGCGCGCATGTCGGCGGCGGCGCTTCCGGGAGGGTCGTGTTCCCAATCGGATACGTGGTCCAGAACACGACCGGTGTCAACCCTTCCGTTGATTTCGGCGGCACGTGGAGGCAGTTGCCTTCGCTTGGTTGTTTTACGTTTGAAAGGATAGGCTAGTGAAATCTGACGGTTACTCGAAGTACGTGTGCGACAAGTGCGGCAAGACCGCTTATGTCGCCGCTGGTGACACTGAGGCGCGTGAATGGTTCACCGTGCGCCGCTATTCGGCTGGCAAGGCGACCCGCATCGCGGATGATGTGCCGCCTGACATCTATGAATTGTGTTCCCAATGCAATACGTCTTTCATGACGTTCATGCAGAAGGATGACGCTTCGTTTGAAGCATGGTTGAAGGAGGTCGGACAGTGACCATCGAACTGGTTGACGGCAAGGCCGGCACGGCTCATATTTCAAGCGAGGACAAGGCGATCATCCATCAGGCCAAGTTCTCGAAGTCCGACGTGGTGTTCGACTGGGGCGACGTGTTCAAATGCTCGATGAGTTCGTCCAACAGGGCGACGATCGGCGCCGGCTGCGCGTCGATACAGGGTTTGGACTGGCATATCACGGCGGCGGAATCGGTGACGATCTCCAACGGATCGCAGGGCATGAAACGCAATGACATCATTTGCGCACATTACCATCGCAACTCTTCCAGCGGTATCGAGAGTGTGGAATTGACCGTGTTGAAGGGCACGCCGAACGCGACTGCCGCCGCCGACCCGACCATTCCGTCAGGGAAGATATTGTCCGGCGCGGTTGACGCGTACATGCCGTTGTGGCGTATCCCGCTTGACGGCATCACGGTAGGCACGCCGGTACGCCTGTTCACGCCGAGGGGGGCTTTGTGGGATTCCGTAACCCAGACTCTTATCGCCAGCCAGTATGGCACGGTGACCGGCGTGAAGACCGGCCGTGTCGCTCAGATCAACGTGGATTGGAAGAGCGCGAACACCGCATCATGGGGTTCCGGCGTTTTCGGTACAATCCGCCTGGGTGGCGTCCTGTGGCAGACGTGCGTGCACGTGGAGTGGTCGTGATGGAGGCAGCCAACGAGAGTTCCTGCTGAAGACGGATGGAACGTTTGCCTACTCTAATCGTGGTAGCACCCAGAACGGCGACACTTTCACCACGACGATGACCTATATCGTTGCCTAAACCGTCGTCACCGGAAACGATACGCTGCCGACATGCCATACGTTCCCTGGAATGTTCACATCATACGATGTGCGGAAGAAAACCGTGTTCCCTTTGACGTACAGATAACGATCCTGCCCCTGACCTGAACCGGAATTGTCTGCGAACATGTTGAAGCCTTCACTGGCAGCCCGCACGTCCATGCTTGCCAAAGTCACTCCAGTCCACGCCTTACTAAAGAAAGGCCCTTTGTTGACCCACCGGCAGTAGACGGTCGCCAAACCATTGACGACGCATCCACTGATCGTGAATTCCGGGTCACTGGACAGTTTCGTGAAATGAATCGGGGTTACGGAAAGCTATTCGGTCGGCCATACGCCTTGCCACAGGTAATGGTGGCCGACGGTCAACGACCCGAACACGCTGATTCGCCCATCGGAATGAATCAGCATTGATGCAACGTCACCACAATGACTGACTGAAGTCATGATTGCGTCCAATGGTGGCCTGAATCCATTCGCAATGGTCTCATTAGCGGCCACATTGTAAAGATTCTCCACTGTGGAGTGTGGACTTGCGCTGACTGTCGCGATCACAAGCCCATTGCGTTTTTGCAATCGCAGGGTATTGCCAAAAAACGGGAAAGGCTGCCGTTCAAGGGTTACGGAATGCTATCAGCAGGTCAATATGAGTTTCTGCCATGCTTTCTGCATGTCCTTGAGGACGCTCAGATCAGGCTTGAGGTAATACCGTGCGGTGGTTTGGATGTCGGAATGCCCGAGCTGTCGTGCGACCACGCTGATGTCGGTTCCGGCCTTGATCGCCAACGTGCCGAACGTGTGGCGTAGGTTGCGTGGCGGCACGCATGGCAGGTTCATGCGCCTGCACCAACTGCGGTAGTGGTTCGCCACTTGGTTCGCGTTCAGACTGCCGACCAGTCGGCCGGTCTTCGTGCCGTGGCGTAGTTCCGCCAATCGTTTGACCGCGAACGTGGCAATGCGACGGTTCGTCGGCTCAGATCGGTCTTCGGTTCGGTGACCGTCTCATGGCCCGCCACCCACTGCACCGACCTTTTCACCGTGACCGTGCCGCGACGCAAATCCAAGTCGGCCCATTCCAAGCCGACCGACTCGCAGCGGCGCAATCCAGCGCACACGGACACCAATAGCCATGCTTCCAATGGATGCCCGTAGAAGCCTTTCAACAGTCTGCGTACTTCCGGAACGGACAGCACTTGCGGCTCGTAGTGCCGTAGTCGTGGCAGGCGTATCTCGCGTCTGGTCACGTCGTTGTCGGTCAAACCGCGTTTGAACGCGAGTCGCAGTATCGAGCGGAACACCGCGTAGGCTTTGCGTGCCGCTCCCGGCTTATCGAAGGAGTCCAACCATGATTCGATGTCCGCCATGCTGATCGAGTCCATGTCCCTTCCGCTCCATTGCGGGAGGATATGGCAGTTCAAGGCGCTTTCGTAGCTACTTTGGTGCATTCGCGGAGTTTCGCGCATGAGGGTTTCCAAACGGTGGTTGCGAATGTGTCGAAAAGCATTGGTTCCTTTCCAATTCCGTTGGATAATCCCACACATCGTCGTGTTGCCGTTGGGTGGGCGTGTGTGTGGGTTTTCCCATTGTTCCATATCCCTGTTTTCTAGGAGGATGTTTTGACTCAGATCAAATTCGATTTCGGCCATCCAAGCGCGGATGGCATAGCGGACTTGGCTGGCGAGAAGATTCATGTGGTGCCGACCGGCCGGTTCAGGAACGGCAGTCGTATCGTCGTACGCGACTCGTTCGAGGTGCGCCTAGACGAGCACGGCACCGCGACCGTCAACGTTCCGCCGACCGACAGCACGTTCGCGTATGAGGTGACTGTCGGAGAGAGTGAGGATACATGGCGTTTCGTCCGTTGCGTCCAGGTGCCGGATTCGACTTCGGTTTTGAATTTCTCCGATTTGGTCGAAGTCGATACTACCACGCTCACACCGGTGCAGACCGGTAATCCGTTGGCTGATATCGACCAGTCCGACGTCGATTGGGCCATCCAGTTCATTAACTCTTGATTTTTGGAGGTTTGTTTTGGCTAATCCCGATAAGTTTTTGCGTCTGCGTGATTACGCTCGTTTGGAGCGTGCGCAGAAGAATGGTGTCGTGGACGGCACCAAGTTCGCCTACGACAGTGCGAAACATGTCGTGTCGAATGTGCGCGAGTATTTCGACGCGCATCGTGATGGGCGCACGTATGGCGTGCGTTTCCCGCTCTATAGCTTCTCCAATTCGCCGGACGGCGTGAAGGTCGGCGACAATGCCGGTCTGACCGTCGTACCAAGCTCGAATTATCGTGCCGGACGTGACGACTACGCTGGTTTGAGCGCGTTCCGCGTGTTCGACGCTAACGTGGCCGTGTCCGATGATGGCACGCCGGTCGTGAAGGCCATCAAGGGTTTGGCCGGCAATTACGCGAAGGACGGGTCGAATGGCGACGTGTTCGTCATCACCACTCCCGGCTTCTACCGGTTCGAGTTCGACACGAACCATTGCACCATCTGGTATTCGGATACGCAGTACGACGGCTATTCACCGATGCCGGGCGCGTTGCTGCCGGACGGGTCTCTCCGCCCGTGCATGGCGTACGCGAAATACCCGCTGTCCAATTACGGCGGCAAGGCCGCGTCCGTCTCGGGTCAAATCATGCCACCATGAGCGAGCAAGGCTCCGTGGCCGTGCCAACCAGCAAGGGCAAGGGCTATAGCGGAAAGACCTCAGCCGACACGTTCTACATGCAGCTCATGCACATGCTCAAATACGCGACCAAGGACATCGAACGCCACTTGGGCGGCGACTTCAACGGTTCCGGTCAGGTCAACGTCAGCAGGGCCGAAACCAACGTGACCCGCGCGCTGGTCAAGGCCACTGACGCGGCAAGCATCGACCTCGGCTCCTACGTTTCCATCGGCACGGGCACCGACCGTGGAGACGATACGACCGGCGCGGCGGCGGCATACCGCAAGGTCATCTCCAAGACCGTCGTGGACGCGGCAACCACCGCGATCAACGTGTCCGGCGCGGCCTTCACGACCACGACCGCCATGCATGTCACCCAAATGCCGTACCTGACCGGTTCGACGGACGGCGTGCTCGGCAACGACGGCATCCCCGCGAGGACGTGTCCAAGACCCATCAGCCGATCAAGTTGCAGGGCATCGAACTGTTCGCCGGAGTCTACGAGACCGAGGGCGACATCATCCTGAAGAACGTGAAGGATTCGGACACTTCCGGCCATACCGAAGTGTGGAAAGTGTTCGACACCACCAAGCGAGCGGCACCGCCATCACCGCCGACTACGTGCATGTGGGCGACTATCCAGCCGTCAACGACAGGACCGACAACCAGTGGCAGTGGCAGACCGACTTCGTTGAGAAGCACGGCTTCCTGCTGCCCACCGGTGTCGGCGCGACAAGCGCCAGCGGTCTGACCGACGCTCTGATCATCAACGATCAGCGCTCCGGGACTGCACGAATTGCGGCGCGGTGGCGTTCTCTGGGACGGCTCGCACTGCGGGTTGTTCGACGCGAACGGCAGGAACGACCTCTCGAACGCGTGGTGGAACTGCGGCGGTCGCACATAAGGGTTAACCATTTCCGTCACGACTACCCTCCGCTTTCGGGGATATGCGAGAGGCAAGCCTCGGCCATGCCGAAAATCAAATCAAGCACGCGGCTGGTAGCACATTGCGAACGCCGCCAACATTCCCCCTATAGCTTTCATGAAAACATATTGCAAACACAGTCGCATCACCGAACCCGCGTTCGTGCGCGACTGCATCGAACGGTTCCTCAAAGGCAAACGCTCCCGCAGGGACGTGAACGACTTCCTCAGCCGCCATCCCGACTTGGATTCGCTTTCACGGCAGATAGCAGACGAGATAGGACGCGGCGAATACAGGTTCGCGCCCATCCGCTACTTCCGCCGTGTGGAACCGATCTCAGGCAAGATACGCATCATCGGACGCGAAAGCATCCGCCATCAGATCTACGATTACGTCTGCGGTACGGCGTTGATGCCATTATTCCGCGCGAAGGTCGGCAGATGGCAGACGGCGAGCATCCCCGGCAGGGGCATAGCCGACGCACGCCGGGCGATCAAACGATGGGTGCGCGAACCATCCAGCAAAGCGTTCGTGAAACTGGACGTGCGCAAATGCTATCCAAGCATCAGCCGTGAAGTGTTGAAACGCCTGCTCTCACGTGACGTAGGGGACAGGCGGCTGTTGGATTTGACGTTCCATCTCATCGACCAATACGCGGGCGATGATGGTTTGAACATCGGCTCCTATCTGAGCCAATGGCTCGCCAACTACTATCTGAGCTACGCCTACCACTATTGCGAACGGCATCTAAGCAAGGAGCGCGTGAACCGCAGGACAGGCGAAACCACCACCAGGCGACTCGTGACGCACATGCTGTTCTACATGGACGACATTCTCCTGGTCGCAGATCGAAGCGTGACCTGACCATCGCCGTCAAACGCATACGCGCCTACCTGCATGACACGCTCCGTCTCGAAATCCATCCGACATGGAACGTCAAGCACGTCGGCGTGGAGCCAATCGACATGGTGGGATTCACCTTCTACCAGACCATACCGGCGTCAGGGCGGGCATCTTCCTGCGCGCACGACGCTCATTCCGCCGATACGCGCGGAACCCTACGAGTCTTCGGCTCGCATACCGTTGCGCCAGCTACTACGGCTGGCTCAAAAACAGCGATTCCATCCAATACCGGCGTCGAAGCAACGTCGATCAAATCGTCCGCCGCGCCAGAAACACCGTCGCGGCAAGCCGAAAGAAAGGACAGCAAGATGATTCAAAACGTCTCTTCCGCAACCCCGTTGGAAAAGGTGGACTACCATCTCCGCGATGACGGACTGGCCGACATCCGTATCCGCCGCAACATCAGGACCGTCACCCATCAGGCGACCGACAGCAGCCGGAATACGTGGAGTACACGGCAGTCGAATCCTATCAGGTGCTCCCGTTGCTCGAACAGGAGGCCATCGAACAGGCGGATGCCCTGTTCGAAGGCGACGCCACCAGTTCCAAGCCGGTGCTCGACCGTGTGAGCGCATTGGAACAGGCAAGCCTGGACAACGCGCAACTGCTGGCCGACCTGATGGCAGGCGAGTACGGGGATACGACGGATTCCACCGATGCCAACGCCGACGGCAAGAACACCGCCGACGATTCCGCCGACAACAAGGATAAGGAGTGAAAACAATGGTTAGATTCAATCATGCCGCAGCGGTCCGCATGTACACCCGTCTGGTCAAGGCCGGACGCAAGACGCTGGACGAAGTGCCGGAGGAATACCGCGCGGAGGTGCGGCAGAACCTCCTCGACCCGTGGTTCTGACGTAAGAAGCATAGGTGAATCAGGAAGCAATCACCATCATCGTCGCCATCATCGGTTCCGGTGGTTTCGGAGCGCTCGTCCCATGGGTGCTCGACAGAATCGACAACAGGCGCGACCCGCTGCACGAGGGCGTTAAGGAGCTGCTGTTCTGCAAGCTCGAACTGCTGCACCAACAAATGGTGGACAACGGCGGCGTATGCACCGTCGAGACGAAACAGACCGCCGAACGCATATATCGCGCCTACCACGGTCTGGGAGGCAACGGCGTCGGCACCGAAATGCGCAACGACATCCTCGACGCGCACATACAGGAGGACAGGAATTGACGCACCTCATGATCGCAGGCGGCATATGGCTGCTACTGCTTGCCTTGTTGCTCGTCTTCAATCATGGCGCGCACAGGCATTGATTTTTCACGCAGGTTTTCAAAGCCATCCCATTCCGGGATGGCTTTTCTATTGCCCCTTGACTCGGGGCGGGAAGGAGAGGATATGGGAATCCTCAACAAAGGCAAGCCGAAACACGGACGCCTGCACCGGCGCGTGGGCGTGACGCTGACCGCGCTCGTCGCCGCGGTCTCCATGTTGTTCGCCCCGGCGGCGATGGCCGACATGCAGGGCGTGGACATGAGCAACTGGCAGTGCGGCGCGGACGTGTACAACATGCAGGCCGATTTTATCGTGGTCGGCACCACATGGGGCACCGGGCAAGTCAACAACAACTGCTTGGTGTCCGGCGTCAACACGGACGCCAACCGCATGATCGCCCAGGCACAAGCATCCGGCAAGAAATTCGGTTTGTATCACTACGCGATGGGCGGCAACCCCGAGGCGGAAGCCCAATTCTTCTACCGGAACACGTCGAACTATTGGCGTCACGGCATCGTGGCGTTGGATTGGGAGATGGACGACAATCCCGCATGGGGTAATTGGGATTGGGTGCGCCGCTTCATGGCCGAATGTGAGCGGCTTTCCGGTGGTGTGCGCCCGTTGCTGTACACCGGCCCGGTGGCCGGCACCATCCCGCAGGACATCCGCGACCGGTACGGCCTATGGATTGCACAATACGCGAACATGAGCCCGACCGGCTACCAGGCCAACCCGTGGATGATCGGCGCATACGGCGAGGCCATGCGACAGTACAGTGGCACCGGCGTGGTCAACACGTGGAGTCCCATCGACCTCAACATTTTCCGTGGCGAGGCATGGCAGTGGGATCTGTACGCCAACCCCACCGGCGACTCCACACCACCGGCCACACCGGCCGCGCCCGTGCAGCCGAACACTCCCCAGCCCACTCCCAGCACTGGAGGCATCAGCCACACCATGCAGTGGGGCGAGACCATCTGGGGACTCGCCGTAGCCTACAACGCATGGCCCCTGTCCGCATGGCACACGCCAAGCGGCGACATCAACCGCTACTACGTGGGCGACGTCGTAACCTACGGCGGCGGTTCCACCACGGCCGCGCCGTCCAACGGGGTCTCCAAGGTCCTCCAATGGGGCGACACCGTGTGGGATTTCGCCACCGCGCACGGTTACAGCGTCAGCCAATGCACCGTACCCTCCGGCAACATCAACGTCTACTATCCCGGTGACGTGGTGACCTGCCGCTAAAACCAACCGATGCCGCCATTACTCCCGATGGCGGCATCACCACTATTTTTTTGATCGGAGCAAAACATGACCGACAACACGCCGGACACCCAACTCGAAGAAATCACGGAAACCGGCACGCCCAATATTCCCGACCATACGGCCACGCCGTACACTCCCGTGTTCAATGACACGGTGCGCACCGTCATCTACGTGTCACGCTCGTCGCCTCGGTCATCGGACTCGGGTTCATGAGCTTCGGCTCCCCCGAAATCGGCGGTTTCATCAGTACCGCCGCAGGCATCATCGCCGCAGGATTCGGAGTCGCATACAACCCCGTACGCATGGCCGGCAAGTAGCCGCAGCGAATAAACACCGCCCTCCATCCGGCATAACGCTGGACGGAGGGGCGGTTTTCGCGTATTCAAAACCAAGTTCAAGCCCATGGCAAAGGAACACCGACCACACGGGCCAAGGCATACGCCAATGCAAGCGCGACTATCAGAGCGCAGACCGCGACGAAAACGTAGTCTCCTAGCAGACATGCTCTAAGGAACAATGGATGCTCCCGCGCGAACACCCGCATTCTTTCACCCCTATTCTTATCCAGATGCGTCGAGGTCGCACAGTCGTGGAACAGGTGCATGAACGGACGCCATCGCGCCATACGCACGAACTGGTCCGCATCAGCGACATCATTCGATTGCTTGGCTTGAGGCGAATCCAACGGATCGTTTTCCTCAACCACTTTCGCCGCAGCCACGGTCTTGCTCGCATCCGTGGAGGATATGCCGGATACCGCGTCTAGGTCCGCGTCCGGCGATTCCACAGCGTCGAAACCGGTGTCGTCATAATCCGCCATGTCAGATGTCGGCCCCGTGCTTGCGCAACCGTTCCATGCGTTTTCGAACCGCGGCCAGCGAGACGCCGAAATATGCTGCGGCCGCGATCATCCCATCGTTCTTGACTTCTGGATGAAATCGTGTTCGGGCATGAGCAGCGCACCGGCGAACTCGTCCGCGTAGAATTCGTGGATGTCGTAATCGTCGGAACGTTTGTCCATGAAAGCGAAATCGTTGTCCTGCGCTATGGTGACTCGTTCCACGAAATGCCCCAGTTCGTGTGCGAGCGTGAACCTGCGTCTTGTCTGTGGTTCGGTGCGTTCCGTGTAGGCTCGGGGCTCGCTGCTGTGTTCCTTGACTATCATGCCGCTGACACCTTCGGGAAGCTCACCGGTGTAGGGCGTGACACCCATGGCCTTGCATATGCTCACGATCTTGACCGGATAGGAGTGGTCCCAGTAATTGTCAAGGGTTTCTTGCGCTTTGCGGCGCGCATCCTGCCACAGTAGGGTCATGACTTCTCCTTCCCAGTATTGACCTGATATCCTATATGTTCAACGTTAACAGGAGCTCAGGCCCAGGCATTCCCTCGCATAGGCTTCAACCTCACGGTTTCAGTACTTCTTACTTAAGGTACTTGACCCAACCTTTGTAAGTCAACATTTGCGAAGCTTCCTTTTCATCCCTATAAATGTATTTGGAATGCAGCCTTTGGATTTCAGACTCGTCAGTAGGCCACCCAGTTGGATTAGCGAAAAACATATTACGGTAGTGCAGGTGCCACATACGGTTGAAATAATTATCCGCGCATTCCGGTTTGAACATCATCCGGCTTGCACTTTCCCATATCGCAACTGCCTTATCTATGTCAGGCGCGTATTTATCTGACAGTACAAGCTTCCAAAGAGTGAATTGCTTAGCTCCATCAACCTTTACTTCATGCAGTACTCCGACATTGACAAGAGTTCGTAGTGCTGCGCGAATCTGCGTTGCCCGAGTACGCTTGCCCTCGCCTTCCATATCTTCTGCCAGACCAGTAGCAGTCCCCATATAGCAACGAGGCGGAAGGGGAATAATGTCATGGCACGAACCGGGACCGTATTCATTCGCGGCTCTGAAGACAAACGGAAGAGGAGACTGGGGGTCTGGAGTGTTTAAGCACAAGTACGAGAACACAGCTCTTTCATAAGGCCCAATATCCTTGTGCAATAAAAGCGTGTCTCGCAGTAGCTTGTCTCCTTGCAGATAGTTGTACAGCCCCATGTCAGTCCTTCTTTTCTCCCGAGAACGGTAGCCCAAAATACGCTCTTGCTTGCCTCTCGCTTCTTCATTTTCTGATTGGTTCCCCAATAATAGAAGCCAAAGTTTGTTTTTCCCCGCGAAAGAGTTTGGTGCCTTCAACTCCTTCAAGAGTCCATAGGATCGCAAACTATTACAGGCCGAAGTAATCTTGTTCTTTGCCGCTTTGACTCGTACCTCAAGCTGCTTAATAGCTTCGGGGCTGACGTTCCCATCAAGCCCTACAGATACATCAATATTTGGACCTAATCCTAATCCTTCAATGATCTGGTTCTGTCCACCCCAATAGCACCAGTAGGGGCGTCCCTCTTTCTTCACTGCTTGGGCGTCCTCTTTGTTAATGCAGTGCAGTGCCATGAACATCAGGATATTTAGTGCGGAGTCATCAAGTGATGGCTTGCCGTCCTTGCGAATCTTGTTGAGCTTGCCTCGTGCCGCGAGGGCATATACGCGGTCTGCGTTTTTGTAGCCCACTATTTCCATAGCCTTCCCTCCACGCCACGGGATATACTTGTGTGCGTGGAAAATCGTAGCCCGGTTTTCCGTTCAAGCCCCGTGGTGCCGCTAACATCACAGGGCTTTCTTATTCCCAAAAATACTATATCATGATGTCCGTAAAAACAATGATAGTTATTCACGATTTTTTGGGATTATATAGAGTCATGGCTTTCTGGGACCATACAAGGAATACATAAACTTCAACAGAGATTCGTACAAAAACCGATTTTGATTTTTCGAGCGAATCACCGCCGATTCGCCACGCCGATACCCGTTTTCCAACTCAATCCGCAAGTTTGTTGGAGAATGTTGGAGAATGACATTCCTAGATACCGGAAATCTTACCCAAGATACAACGAGACCCCTTGCAAACATTGGCGTTCGCAAGGGGTCTCAATGCCTAATCAGCGGGCGTT